ATGCCGCCTGAACTCTTGGAGCACTTCAAGAAAAAAGAAGCCAAGAACGAAGACGGAAGTGAGATGTCGGATAAAGAGAAAAGAAAAGCAGCCCTAGATAAAGCCCGTAAATACCAAGCAAACAAAAGAAACAAAGACGATAACAAATAGGGTAGTATTCAGTAATACACTGAACGATATCTACCGTGCCTGCATATCAGCATCTTGCCTACCGTCGTAACGCACAAGCTGCTGCACGCAAGCAACAAATTCGTATTCCACGAAACCTTGAATCTCTTCAGAAAGCAAGGGAAGATTTTGGTTTCTTTTGTGAGTACGTAGCTGATAAACCTCCTGCTCAACACCACAAGGAGTGGCATCGTCACTTTGTAACCGATCAGGACAGCACTTGTCTTTTGAAGATTGCTGGACCTAACGTTGATCTACTGGCACCCAGGGGCTCCGCTAAAAGCACGGTCCTTGGTTTGTTTACTGCATGGGCCATTGGTATCCACACGCAAGCCAAGAAGCCGCTACAGATCCTTTACTTGTCTTACACGGTTGATATTGCACGTTCTAAGTCGGCAACCATTAAACGCATCATCGAAAGCAAACGATACCAAGAAGTATTCCCAACAGTCCGTCTTCTTAAGAACGTCACCAGTAATGAGTACTGGTCGATTGACCATAAGTTTGCGGGCATTGACACCACGGGTGAAGAACAATTCACACTCTGCGCAGCAGGCCTTAAAGGTTCGGTGACCTCCAAGCGTTCACACCTTGTGATTATTGATGACGCCATTAAATCTGCGGCTGATATCTCTAACCCTGACATCCGTAAACAGATGCAGGACAACTGGAATGCGGTGATTGCACCCACCATGTTTGAAGGGGCACGGGCTATCTGCCTTGGTACCCGCTTCAGACATGATGATATTCATTCCACAACATTTAATACGCAAAACAACTGGCTGCAAATTGTGTTGTCCGCAATCTTGCAAGATCCTAAATCTGGGGATGAACAATCGTATTGGCCAGAGATGTGGTCATTGGATTACTTGAAGGAAAAGAAACGACAAGCGCCTATTGCTTTTTCGTTCCAGTACATGAATCAAGTCATCAGGCAAAATGAATTGTCGTTGGCTCCAGAGCTGATTGTTAAAGCGGAGATTGCAACAGAGTTCGACACGCTTGCCGTAGGGGTTGACTTATCAGCTGGTACGAAAGAAAAGAATGATTACACCGTTATGGTACTTGGTGGACGCATTGGGGATCAGATTCACGTCATTGATTACCGCCGCTTGCGTGTGATGGGCAACCTAGAAAAACTAGATGCTCTTAAAGAATTGCTTAATGATTGGTCGATACTTGGCTGCGATGAAAGCGGTAATTACTTTCCGACCTACTCCACGTGTGACATTTACTCAGAAGCAGTGCAGTACCAGGCTTCTCTTGAAGCCGACTTTAAGCGTGTGTGTCTAAACAACGAAAGTCTTTACAACTTGAATTGGCATCCCGTTAAAGGATTCCGTGCTGATAAGCTGGCACGCTTCCGTGGTTGTATGGGACTTTTTGAGGACCGTAAGATCATCTTCAATCGCTATCGCAACTTCACCGCGATGTTTGAAGAGCTGACAAACTTTGGTGTTAGCAGTCATGACGACTGTGTCGACGCTCTCGTTTGGATGATTAATGGCCTCATGAAAAAAGGTAAACTCCAACTTGATTACTAAACCTTAGAATTAGAAAAAAGCGAATTTGGTCGTGGGGCCTGAATACATTGCTATCGGTTTGACGGCCGTTGTGTCCGCTATTACTGGTGGCAGTTGGGTCGCAGGTAAGATCCTTGGCAGGCAAAACGACCAGATCCAACAAGCTTTTAATTACATCGGTTCGCAAAAGCGAAGGATTGACGTCTTGGAAGACGATTTAAAACGTATGCCTTTAGAGTACGTTCTCAAGGTTGACTTCCTAAGAGAGATCCAACAAATGCATGACAACTTCAATCAAATTAATGCAAAACTTGATAAGCTAGTTGAGAAATTACTTGAATCCAAATGAGTTACATCCTCGAGGTCCAGGAGGACGAGAACGGAGATCAGTACATTGTTCTTCCCGATGAGGTAATAGAAGAGCTTTGCTGGCAAGAAGGCGACGTACTTAATTGGGATGTCCGTGGTACTGGCATCATCATTTCCAAGGTCAATGATGCGGCTGGCTACGAGGTTATAGAAGAGTAGAATAAACGGATCAGAGAGCAACATTAGCCAACAAAACTGCTAGTATTTAGATAAAAGACAAGGTGAATAATGGCTGACGCTAAAGCCCGACTCCACGAAATCATCAATGCTTACCTGGATAAAAACAGTGACATTGTTGTAGATACGGGTATTGTTGCGTCCCATATTGCACAGATGAAACTCTTTGGTATTCGCCAAGGAGTTGAGTTCTTTCCAGGACAAGATAACTTTGGTGCTCAGCGCAAAGACTTTATCGACAGGGTCCTTAAGTACAACAAGATGGATACCCGTTTGGATTCCATCTGGGAATACTTTTTGTGTGATGGTAAAGGACTTTTTTACATCCGTCCTACCAAGCAAAGCTATAGACTTTATTACTTCCGCGAACACGAATATCGTGCGTACTACAACGTTGACGGTGAGCTTGACGAAGTTGTAATCATCTACAGCTACAAAGTTCGCCGTGGCAACGGCTTTGGCGATCAAATCAACACAGTCAATATCACTGGATCGCAAAGCACATACAATCCCGGCGCTAAGCGTTATATCCGATTGTCAATTAAACCAAAAGAAATTGAAGAGACGCACTCCGATTCGGAGCTGAATTTTGACATGCCAACCTATGCGTTAACAGGTAATACCAAAACGCTTAAAAATAGTCTTGGCTTTATTCCTTGCGTTGAAATCATTAACAACACCCAAGGCTTTTCAAATGAAGGCTCTGGTGAGTTTGATGCAGTTGCTAATCACATCTGTACGCATGATGAATTGATGCGCACCATGCGCAAGAACATTACTTTCTTTGGTAACCCAACACTACTTTCGTCACGTCCCAAGACAGACCTGATGGAAGCAGGTGGGGACATGAGTGTTCAGCGACCTTCGATTGCAGCAAACTCTGGCTTCACGAGTCCTGCTGCCTTGAGTCGCTCTACGTTCAAAGCAGATCCTGTCAGCCGTGGTGCTGATGGTCAGATCCGTGTACCAAGAGTCATCGCAAACCTGGAACCAAACGACCGTGTTGGTTACATTGTCCCCGATGCAATTACAGGTGACCAAAACGCATTTGCGCGTCAGTATCGAGAAGAGATCCGTACAGCACTTGGTGGTGTTGATGAACTGTCTATCTCTGCAGGCGTTACTGCAACTGAGTACAAATCACTGTTTGGTCGCGTAGCTGCTACATCCAAGAAAAAAGCAAATGCTATTTACACCCATGGCATCTGTCGTTGTCTTGAGTTGATTGTTTACCAGGAAGAACAACTTTTTAAGACGACGCTTGCGATGGCAGCAGGATTAGAAAAGCCCGTGGATCTACCTGACGGCGCTTCCCCAGAAGAAGAGATGGCATATGAAGAAGCAATGAAGCAATACAATGACCAACTCAAACAACTTATGATGGCTTGTGTGGAGACCCAACAAATTCCACCCAAGGTTATTGGTCTTATTCCGGACGGTGATTTAACTATTTTGTGGCGTTGGATGGGTCCTGTTTATGAGGACTCCACCCAAGACATCCTCAACAACTCCATCGTGGTACGGAACCTCCAGGAGTTAGGTGTTGATAGCATTGAAGCACTGAAATACCTCTTCCCGTCTAAGACGGATGAGGAAAGGGCCGAGATGTTATCTGGGTTCCCTTTCAGGATGGTGAACGAATTACAGGGTGCATACTCTCAATTCGCTCGCTTAGTGGGGGGAATGATGCAGACTCCCCACCCGCAAGCACCGGATCTTCCGATGGCTGCGGATCCAAGATTGGATTTAACTCCATATCTGTATCGAACATTAGAAGCTCTACAAAAGGAGATGAGTTATGCAGGACGCTACCGTCCAATCGATCCCACAGACGAGCCAAGCACCAGTGGCGGTGGCTCCAAGCAGCTACGTGGTACCGGCCCAAGCTCCGGCACCCCAAGCTCCAGTGGCGTACCAGGTGGGTACCAGTTACCCCCAAGCAGTGCCTCAAGCGGTCCCCAGCTACCAATCAGCCCCTACTCAATACGCCCCCCAATCCCCATCGGAGGCGAGCAATCCGTGGGAGTCGGCGTTCAACAAGGTAGTGAACCTGCTGAGCAGTCCAGTTCAATCCCCGTTCCAGGGTCAACCCTCACAGATTCCGACCCAGTACGCACCGGCCAACTACGGTCAGCAGTACAGCAACCCAGCTACGCAACAATCGGCTCCGCAGACTTGGTCACCCAACCAGATCTCCTCGCCCAACTCTTCCCAAACCTACTCGGTTCAATCCTTGGAGGACGTGGCGAATCTCCTCGAGTGGAGCCCGGAAACGCGTCAAGTGGTAAGCGCGTACGGGGTAGAAGCACCCGCAATTCTAAATAATTACGGCCTCCAACTGGAAGCCATGCTTGACAGTGCTGTTGCCTGGGGCAGCAAGGCACAAGAAGTCCTTCATCGTTATGCCGATTTCTCGGTTGCTGAGCACCAAGAGAATCTGGCTTACAACGAAATCCTGACCAACCCTGATGTGCTCAGCGATTACACGCTGAAGTTCTTTGGTCCTGAAGGTCCATACCCTGTGTATGAGGATGAGTCCCAGCTGGAAACCCGTGGTTATCCCACCACACCTGCTTACCAGACCTTGGGTCAATTCCCTGCACCCCCTGCTGCTTCCGCTCCTCAGCAACCTGAGAATTTCTGGGGCAGCTTCAAACAACAGATGGATGTAGATCCCAGCAATGCCTGGCGTCTTCTGAACCAAGCTCAGCCTCAAGTTGTTGCAAACAAACTGTTTGTAATGGAGTGATGCCATGCGTGGCGCTCTTAAATTCGGCGTACCTATTGCCGCTGGCTTAGCCACGGGTGGGTACGCCCTTTCTCAAGGAGAAGACCCAGGATCTGCTGCTCTTGCCGCAGGTGCTGGTGCTCTTGGCGGCGCTGCTGGTTTATTAGGTGCGCGTGCGCTTGCTGGTAAATATTCACCAAGCCTTCTTAAAGCGGCTAAAGAAGGTAAGGTTGCGGCCGAGAAATCTCTCCTGGAATCTGCCATCCGCATGCCAGAAGGATCTAGACGTCAAAACGCTGTTCTCGGTGTTATTGATAGATCTGCACAGATGCCTATTCCTTCTGAGCAGGCATTCACTCGTGGCATGGGTAAAGCTGTTGCCGCAGGTTTAGTTCCTGCTGCCGCACTTACCGCCGGACTTGGTGGTGTTGCTCTTGGCGCCATCCCTGGTTCCATGGGTTTGCCAGGATTCCAACAAGGCATGGCTATTGATCCAGAATCCCCTGGCTCTAGCAACACTCAAAGCGCCAAATACGGTGTAACTCCGTATGCATCCACGCAGTACATGTAAGCATCTAAGTTTACTGTCTGCTAAAATTTGTGTTAGATAAGACACACGTGTCTTTATCTTTCACCCGATAAAAACACTGACACTGGAGGATACACCAAGGTGTTTATTGATAGCTAGTTCAGATCCTGGTAG